TGTGGATACAGTTGCATATATTGTGTACGTGAGTCAAACTTTATATCCTTTCTTAAGGCGAGCATCTTCTCCCTTGTATCTATAAACTCCTTCATTGTATACCATGATACAAGATCGAACCCAAAGTTACCCATTGCATAAGAGAAGTAAGTTTGTTGTGCTAGAGTTTGCTCTAAAGTAAACAAAGTATTAACACCGTTAGATGACCCTTCTTCAAAATCCGTTACCTCAATAACTCTCCTATAATCCATAACATCATAGTCATACATTACTTGATATGTAGTTGCGTCATCATTTTGACCTTCAAGTGTGAGTGTTTTTCTCGTATTTTCTCTAAAAGAATCTGATAGTGAAGAATTAAATGTTGTAATGGTGCTATATAAATCTTTATCTACAATCTCGAAGCTTTCTATACCTTCCTTAAGTTGTGCAGATAGTGCTGATGATGTAGTAAAGAAAGAACTGTCTATAGACGACGTCGCAATAAATACTGTTTCTGGTGTATCGGCATAATACTCTGGACCTGGTCCGATGGGATTTTCACCCTTTACCTTTTTTGCAGCTGTATCTAAGTTGGAGTTTGCTAAAGTATAAAGGAGGTCTAACCTTACACCCTTACCCCTTTCATAAAGATTGGAGTCAAATATTAAAAACTCCTTTGTATAGCCTGCATACTTTGTAAAGTACTCGACAGCAATCTGAATATTTTCATTCAGTTGATCGGGATGTATTTCTAGAGATACAAGCGGGTAACCTAAACCTCTCTTAACTCTATCACCTAACCTACCATACGTCTCAATCTTATTATTAAGATTGGTAGATAAAAAAGCAGATAGTGGTGTTATTTCACAAGCATTATCCTTACATACATCAGCCATGTATATATTTAGTCAGGTAGTATATTGTATTAAAAAAATATATAAAAATAACATTTATATGAATAAATAGTTACATGGCTTATGCAACAACTATAGTTCCGGCGGTTACTGGCGGTATGACAACAGAATACTTTACCGAATTTATTAATACGACCGTTGGTACCGGTACTCTTATTCAGATCTTAGATAGTGGATCAAAGTTAGTTTTGGTCTGGGAGGTTGGAGTTTAACTCCTTAAACCGCTGCATCTGGTGGTGTAACTTCATCTGTAGCTGTCGCTTCGACGTCTGTATCAACATCAGCCTCAGCGGCTGGACCACCTCCAAATTCCGGAATTCCACCCGCCGCGGCGCCGGTATCACCCATATCACCTTCAACACCCTCACCACCAGCGATGGTACCTGCTATCATCTGCTCTTTCCAGTTAGGTCCAACAGCTTGAATTTGTGCTAGTTCCCATTGCATCTCTGCGTCTTTTCTTAAGAACTCTCTATTAGCTAGAACATCTTTATCTTTCCAGCCGAGGTATTTCTTTTGTGCAAATGTTGTTGAGATAAACTCACTTGATGCAAGATTATTGAAGTTGTTCGCTTTAAGCTCTAGTCTCTGATTCTCTCTGATTTCAAAGTAGTTTGTTGGTACGTTAAATTCAACATCAAGATTCATTTCATTGAGATCATATTTATCCCACATATCTCTAAACTTTAGATGTGTAATAAAGCCTCTCTTTAGACCAGCAGCAAATTTATGTTGCTGTCTTATAATAAATTTTGCAAATTTTAATTCTTCTTTTAAAATAACAGATGCATCAACAGTTTGATCGGCAGGGTCAATTCTAAGAGCGGGTACCTTTAAAGCTCTATATAGCTTCTTAATAAAGTACATTAGATCTTGCAGCTCACCGAGATTAGCACCTCCTTGAAGCTGATCGACAGAAGTACCTTCTGAGCCTTGTCGCTTTGCAAACCAAAAAGCATCGAGCATTGATTGTGGGTTAAACTTTTTAACAACGTCGTTTTGATCGAGGTCAAACGTCTTTCTTGACCAATAACTTTGTATTAGCTTTCTTAAGTAGGCTTCAGCCTTAGGTGGCGCCATATTACCTACATCAACGTTAAAAACGAGTCTTTCCGGTGCCCTTACTAAACGGTAGATTATAATAGCATCCTCAACAAGCGATAACTGCCTATAAGGTCTTCTTGCGTTTTCTAAAAACGGTATAACAAATTCCTTTGTCTCGTTAAAGGTTCCGGAACTGATACATACAACCTGATTTACATCCATTGGTACCAACTCTTCATCTTCAATCTTACCCGGGTTTGTCTCACTGTATATTGGCTTACGGTAAATATAACCCTTCACTAGCATGTTTTGTATGTTATTGTAAACAGGCTCAATAATTTCTGCTGGTAAGTTGATTGCTCCAAGAATACCTTCATTAGTATATTCCTCGTGTAATATTAATTCAAAGAAAACCTCACCCTCAACTAACAACTGTCTAAAGTACTGCCAACCTTTTTGCTTAAGATCGAAGTAGTCAATAAATTTTGCGAACTCATTCTCTATGTCACCTCTTTCATCTACTGTAAGGTCAATATTATCAAACAAAATCTTTGCTACCTGTCCATCTGCGTCAATATTAATAGTTTCATCACAAATCTCATCTAATGCATCTGCGACTTCAGAGTATGCAGCCATAGTACGGTAATCACGCAGGCGACCAGGCTTGTTTTCATCTAGACTTGCATACATAATATCTGCAAAGGATGTATCTTTGCCGAAATCACCTATAGGTAAATTATTATACGGGTTTGAGGATGATACAGATGTTTTTGTTAGTGCTTCTGATCTCCTTGTACCAGTCTTACGGAAGTACTTATATTTTGGATTTAAACTATCATCACCACCCGTTATACTTGAATAAGGTAACCTGTTCTGAATATATTGTGTGAGACTTCTTCCGAATGTAGAAGCTCGACCGTCTTTTGATAAAACGGTTTTATTGGAATTTGGTGTTGTGCTGGCCATTTTTTCTTTATTTATTCTGCGATCATGTAAAACCCACTTATTGTTCTAGTGGATGTCCAACCTGCAGGGTTGTTAATTATAATATCTATATTACCAGCTGCTGAGAGCTCCGGCATCGTTATATTAAGAGTGTTATTTGATAATACAGTATAATACTCAGTTGGTAAAATAAACCCAGTTACAGGGCCTGTATACGTTGTGTCAAAAGCTGTAAAATTATTTATAAGAGTGGAGTTATCTGAGCTTAATAAGACAGCTGTTGTCTGATTATAGTTATCACCTATAATTGTAAAGTTATTTATATTGGTCTGCTTATTTAGCTTAACCGGTGTATTAGTCGTAACTTCAATCAAACGGCCTTCACTGTTATAATAGACAGTATCAATAGCAGGTGTACCTGAAAGACGAAATGAATCGACATACAGATCAACGTCTGCTCCGGTCTTAAATTGATCATAAAAATTTTCATAATCTATAGCAGAGACCGGTTGCTGTAAGTTCCAGTTAGAATCCAACGCAATAAAGTTATTCTCAATAAAGTAAATTGGGCTGTCTTCTACGTTTTCACCTTTAAACAGCCAACCCTTTATAGTAAAGGATGTATCAGCTACAATTCTAAACTTATCACTATATGTAGTCTCCGTCGGGCAGTTAATAGATATATTCTCATCCCATAAAACTTCTGTCCTAATTTCAATAGGATTCTCAACAGTTGATGGCTCTTTCCACGCAAGTATAATATACGGGTTTGTATAAGGAGCAAAGTTTGTAATAATTTGCTCTACGTCTTGCATATACTTACCTAAAATAGACATATTAACTGTTAAGTTAATGGGTGTAGGCATCGGCATTGAGACACTTTTATCTTCTGTTAGGTATGTGTGTATTTTATTAACCTTATTGAAGGCGCGGGAGCTATCATAGCTAACAGAAGTAAGATCTATAGTTACAACTGGTAGAGTTATGTTTTGCGCCTTATTTATTATATCATATATAACACGCTGCTTTGGAGCAAATACGTATCTGACCTGAATCTTTTGTCTCTCACTACGCTGGTTATTAAACCGTTTGATGACGGTGTCATCAAATGCGGCGACAAACTGTGTTAGGAGATCTTTAATCTCAAAGTTATATGTGTACTTTTTCACTAGTGAATATATTTAATCTAGACAAACCGATCAATAAAGTATTTTGGTAGTTTATGCTTGGTTTTAACAATATTGTGTGCTATGGTACCGTCTAAGATATAAGTGATGCAGTGATCATCCTTTGATCTGATACCTCGGCCGCAGGATTGTATTAACGAACATAGCATCTTATTTTGATACCAGTCAAAGTCATCTTTCATTAACCGCTCTATCCTTACGTCACGAGTTGGTAAGAACGGCGCCTTAACTATAATTTGAAACCGAGCTAGATCACCTTTCAGATCAACACCATGTGACATAGACGGTGATATGAGGACAGTAGGGTCGTCTGTGTTATAATGTGTTTCAAGTATGTCTTCATTTTTAACACCAGGCTCTCTAAACAAGTAACGCTTGCCTGATAAAGTGTTCGTTAGTTCTTTTGTAATAGTATTATTATGTGTATGTATAATACCTTTATCATTACCATGGTGCTCACATAACGCTTTTATCTGCTTCGCAATCTTTGGAAGATTTGACTTCATAGTATAATAATTTAATTTATACTTTGTATTACAAACAATAGGTGCATTTTCAGGATCAAAAGATGATTCAGCTTCTACATATTTGAACCTATCAATACCTAATGACTTACAAAAATTATTTGGGTCAATAATTGTAGCAGACATTAAAATTACCTTATCTGCGTAGTCGAAGAGTCTATGCGAGAGTTTATTAACCTTTAGCGGCATAAAAGTAACACCGGTAATATCCTTTTCATGAACGTATTCACTATCCATCCATGTATCAGTTATGAGCTCGAGTTTTCTCTGCAGATTAACCAGCTGTAACATCTTACCTTTAATTGCCATTATAACAACAGGCTTAGCTTTTTTGTTTGAACTGATATCGTCTTCTAAATCTTTTATAGCGTCGTTTATTTCAACCAATATATTACTAAGCCACTTTTCGTGTGATTGTGTGGATATAAACGGTCTAACATTAATATTACATTTACGTAAAAAGCTATATTCTATTTTACATGTAAATTCCTTTACAAGCTGATCTTCTAATTCCGAAGCCTCATCACAAATTATAAACTGCCTCTTTTTTAGATGCTCTGGTAGAGCGAAAAACATATTATAATTAAGAGCGTTAAACCGTGATGTAAGAGCTCTATTTCGTTGCTCATAATAAGGGCATTTATGCTTAGCCCAGCAATCCGTCTTAAGACTTGGTAAGTGTAAACATGGCGCGACGTCTACGGTAAAATCTTCATCAACTGCGCATTTATAATTTGATTTACCCTTTAATACTTCTGTATCTTTAAATAACTCTTTATATTGATCCTGCAGGCTTTTTGTTATAGTTAAAGCAGTACAGCCGAACGGCTTTACATGCTCACTTTCATCTGTGTTTCTATATGCTGCATATGAGGTAATTGCATCACGATACTCATCAGTACAGTCTTCTGCGGTATTACTTACAGTCTTAGAAACAAAAGACTTACCTGAACCTGTCGGTGCATTACAAATTACAAACTTATACCCGCTATCAAAAGCCTCATCTATACTCTTCAGCAATTTAACTTGCTGTTTATTAGGACTATAACCTTCTGGAAATTTATTAAGTAAGTTTGATACCACAACTTAATTATAACCGATGTGTTTAAGAAGGCAAGATATAAACTAAGTTATTATATATCTTCGATTTGCCTGTAACGTCGAGAAGCTTGGTCTGTAGTATAACTTCTTCATCTTTCATTACAGTTGAGAGGTGATAATTGAGTGTCAGCATGTCTTCTGATTCATGAATATCAAAAGGATATGGTATTTCATACTGCCTCGTCTTATCACCTACTTCAATAAATAGCTTTATAAAATATTGCTTTAGTTGAAAGATTCTTAAAGTACCCTTTCTTAATATTTTCTTATCCGTTTTTATTACTATTTCTTTTAGTAAAAACGGTTTAAATTTTTCTGCAACTTGTTCTAGACAGGTGTTCATGTATTCATAAAGTTAAATTTTTGCTCACCCGACATAGGGTATATATTTTCATTAAAGTATGTCCAGAATTCTTCGTTTGCTGGTAATTGTTGAATTAAATCACATTGCTCCATGCTTACATTTCTATAACCCTGTAATAGAATATCCCACACTACGACTACATTCTCTTTCGCTTCATTAATAATAGGAGGTTTTATAGGTTGTTTGTAGTTTAGTGTAACTCTACCGTTTGTTGATGCTAGTAAAGAGTGAGATTTAGTACAAAACATACGTCTTGTGGCGGGATAGCCAGGTTTAGGAATCCGACGCACAAATCTAATCTCGCATACGTTATTTAAAAGTATACCGTTAAGTGCTGTACGGCTAACTCTCATCCTTTGGCTTACATATTCCAAATACCCTATCTTCGTTTAAAAATATACCACCCTTAATATTACCTCTACCAACTACGTCAATATTTGACACAGTGACGCCGAGATTGTTAGGAAATATCACAATATCACCCTTTTTAGTAAATTTTACGTTTGGACCGACTAGTATAACCTTGGCTTTACGCCAAGCGCTATTTAGTGCATTTGTAGGTACAACAATACCATTTCTTATAACTTCTCCTTCATCAGTTTCGTCAATATATTCAACAAGTAGAATATCATCAAAAATTTGTGTTAATTCTAGACCTTCAATTCCAAAATTTCCATCACTATGTTTTGTTAAGTCAATTAAACTACGTGAAGGTGCTAACTGATCAATATTTGCTGGCATATAACCTATTTATTTTGTACACCGTAAAAATCAACATACTGTTTAAGCTCTCTTACTGATAAGTTTTTATTTTTAGCAATAATAAACAAATCTTCATCTTCTTCTTTTTCCTTTTTTATTTTTTTAATATATTTAACCCTCTTAAACTTAAGTCTAGGTATTAGGTTATAATATAATCTATAAAGTTGTTGTTTATCTTCAAACAGACCTGTATATTTGTTTAGTGTCTCATTAACAAAATGAGGTGTGTCTTTACTATAGAAGGATAGCCATCTGTTTAGTAAAAAGGGAACAAACGCAGACTCACCCTCTTGATCTAGAAAGCCGGCATCATCTTTTTTTGAGTAAAAGAGTTTATTCTGAATTTGGAAGAAATTCATACAATAATCTTTGTCGTAGCAACAAACTGATCCTTTACTTCATCATTAAAATATGTAATAACACTATTCATAAGGGATTCAACAGTACTATCATCTAGATTAGATGAATAAGCAAACCCTGGAGCCTTATTACCTGCATTAACGTTAATACCTGTGTGACCGAGAGCTACATTTTCTTTACTATAGGTAATTGAAACACTAACTTTACCTTCACCTCTTACCTCATCATCACTACCCTTAAAACTATCTACAACCATAATATCATCACCATCCATTACAACATCTTTGTTGATTATATCACTCAAAATCTTACCTACAGCAGTATTGAATAATCTCTGGAATGATACTGCACCGATAGGGCATAAATTTGGAATCTCCCAGCAGAAGTTAATAGCATCTTCGGAGTGAATAAAGTCATTAGATAAGGTATCCTCTAGATCAATTAAATTATCACTAACGTCCATTGGAGCTCTAAACGCTACAATATTACCATAGGGTGAGACTTCTTTACGTAATACTTTATACGCAAACCGCTCGTGAATAAAGTCTCCATTATATACTTGTTGATCAATTATCATATTGTTATTATAGTATATAACTAATATTATGCAACACCCCAACCACACATAAAGTGATGACCACCATATTCTCTATCTACCACGACTGTATCCGGGTTAAGATCTTTATTAACATCGTCTTCTGTCTTCCATACACTCAAATGAGCTACGTAAGGTAAATTAATAGGTACGGTAGCAATTATTTTTATATTTTTATTAAAGTCCTGCAGTTGCCTAATTATACTATATGGATTTTCAATATGTTCTAGAACTTCTGTAATTACAGCAAGATCATATTTTGAGTTTTGATTATCACAAAACTCATGAATACAAGAGACTTTAAAATCTCTATCTTTATATACGCTTTTGGCTTTTTTAATTCTATTCTTAGAATAATCAACCCCCGTATAACCAATAGTTGCATCAATACTATCACACAATCTTCCATCACCGCAACCTAAATCCAATACACTTTTAATTTGCGATATGTCTACATTTAGCACATCACACATATACTTAAAATAGCTACTTTTATGTAACGGGCTGTAATAGTTTAAGTGTTTATCATAATGAGATATTAGCTCCTTTTCTCTTATATATTTATTATCATTCATAAAGTTTTGTTTGTCTGTATGTTTACTAAATCTTTAGATACATTATTATTAATGTCTAAAAACTCTAATATACTTTTAACGCCTTCTTCTGTGTTAAGCAGATTCATATTAAATATTTTAAAGTTGCTCATAGTGCTATCATATTTTGTAGCTAGTTTATTGTAGTTGTTGCAATATAATTCAATACTACTATCTTTTTCTGCAACATCATATTTTGGAAAACACTTATCCCAATATTGATCACATCTCCACCGGACACCATCATGATTCATCCAGTGATTTCTTCCTTGCGTTTTATTAATATAACTTTTAACGACTTCATCTACGCTCCGCTCTAAACAAACAAACTTGACGTTATTCTTACCATACCATTTATTAAGGTAATCAATATAGTTAATATACCAAAACGAGACATCACCATCTAGATTATGCCGCTCCATATGTTTAACTCTGTTAGCTATATTACCATCTTGCCACTCTAGAGATGGTGGAAACTCATGAGTTACCTTTAAATTACATCGCTGTAGCAGTTTTGATAATGAAACTGTACCGCATCTACCTGTACCTAAACCTATTATCATTACTCAGTTATAAAGTCCATGTCTTTGTATAATCTGCTAATTCAGCTGCAGCCATACCCCTTACCATCTCAACTATTTTACGATTTTGTTCATAAAAGCTATGATTAGATTTAGGTTCGTTATTATCAATATGTGGTAGGTGAATAAGCATATTGTTTTGTGATTTGTTTAACCTAATAACACTCTTACCAAGTTGATGTGACCTCCTTACTATCTCATCATCCTCATACCCCCAGTTTTTAAAATTCGGGTTAAATCCATTTATATCCTTAAAGCACTCTCTAGTCATCATTAGACAACCACCTACAGAGTGTGTATGACCAACCCAATACATATCTGTTGTTATACCTACTCTAAGTGTATTAAAAGGTTGAATATCTCTGATAAGATCTTGGTATGTAAATCCATTTTGCAATGTATTTTTAAATTTATATGACATATAAATTGCATCACCACTATAACAAACAACTACATTGCTAGAGTTCTGCGCATGGTTATATGCCGTCGTAATTGCGTCTTCTGAAACAAATATATCACTATCAATAAAGCAGACGGTATTATATTTAGCTTTATGAAAACCATTGTTATACAGACTACACTTATTAAAAACTGTATCCACAGTCTCCATTAGGATTATCTCACAGTTGGGAAGAACTCGTGTATAATAATCTCTGAAGAGCTCTAAATTTTTTATACGTTCTTTTGTATCCGGCCTATATGTAACTATTAAAGATATATTATAATCTATCATATTATTGATTTTTAATTGTTTTTATTTTATTAATAACTTGCTGTTTAGATTGAGGTTTTATTTCACCCGGTACAATGTTATGCTTAGACCTAAACACCCTCAAACCATCATGTACTAACTTATTAAACTCATTTTCATCTTTAGCTAGGCTTGTATTAGCCTTCTCATCCTGCTGACCTTCGATATATTCTTCACTACCCTTTATATCAGCAAACCACCAAAAAGGCGTTGTCATATTCTTTTGAATAAATCTATACGTATGCTCTACATGCTCCCACGCGTTATAAAAATCTTCGTCATATAGTCCAACCTCCTCTAGACCTTTACGTGTAAAGAAGGATAACATGCCTACTACGTGTTCATAAAGACATAATACTGTATCACCAGACTCATCATACTCAATCACCATACGTGGTACCGGTTCACCATCCTGCTTTGCATCCATCCTCTTAGATAAATCACCCTTTAGTGATTTATTATCTTGTTTTCTATTCCATGGTGAACCCGGGCCAAAGTTAAAGTGTTGTATACCAGTTACTTTACTCGCCTCTATATATTTTGAAAATAATATATGATCCTTGATGATACAATCATCTTCTATCATAAAGATATAATCGCATCCTTTATCTAAAAGATATCTAAACCCCATATTTTTATTAATAGCCACACCACTTCGTGGTTTCTTTGTCCTTATAATATTAATATTGGATGGTATAAAATCATCAACCTTTTTATGACCATCATCACATATACAAACCACAGCATCCACACCTTTTAGAGAGTTGATACATTTTTTAAGATATTCAGGTCTATCACATGTTGATATACATATACCTATTTGATCATTCATATATACTATAATTATAGCTGTAAATTTGCAATTGCAACATAAATAACTATATGCCATGCGTTGGACAAAATAAGTTAGTATATAATACTCAAGAGTTACCAAGTGTAGTTAACTTAAACGTAGGTGATAAATTTGTTATTGATACTTTAGATGGTCCATATATTGTAGATTATAAAAATTTTATTTTTGATATAGAGCAAACAACCTTTAGTGATATTTTTAGAAAGCATTCTACAGATATAACTGAAATAGTAAACAAGGCTGCGGAAAAGAATTTTACTCAAAAGTACGACGATTTTCAGCGTGAAGCTGGTGAAGGACTTGTATATATTAATTCTCTGCAGACACAACTCTCTTCGATTGTTGAAAGTCTTAGTAATACGTATGTAACCCTAAAAGAGCGTTATAGCTCAATACTCTAAAGTTATGCCCTGTAAATCACGTACTAAATTAGGTAATATAAACCAGTTACCCGAAACATATAATATTGAACCATTAGATTTTTTTATTATTGATGGTATATTAGGTGTTAATACTGTTTGTTTTGATAATATTATTTTTGATATAGAACAAATGGCTTTTGAAGAGGAGTTTAATAAGCAGACGACAGATATAATTGGTTTATCGTCTGCACTTGATAATATACTTGATGATCTTGATATCTTTACATCAGAAAAAGTATCTGAAATTGCTGCGTTATCTAGTAATTTAACTAAATTACTTGATGAAGTAAGTGTACCTGCATAAATAAGTATATGTCATGTGAAGATGAAGTATCACGTATTTCCTTTATAAAAAACCTACCGGAAGTTATTAATGTAGATTTATCGGATAGGTTTGTTATTGAGTCTGTTACAGAAGGAACAAAGACTATTACTTTTGAAGATTTTAATCTGAATATTGAGAATGCTTTATTTGAAGAAGAGTTCTTATATCATACTACCGCTACAAATCAGCTTTGTAGTATGATGTCAAATGGTGGTAGTATATTGAACACATCTAATAATATTAAGCAATATTTAAACGACGAGATTACGCAGTTAAATAGTGTAACGTCTCTCTTACTATCTGCTAGCGCGTATCAGTCAATGATAGATGATGTTTATAGTGTTGTAAATCCAGATGGTTTAGGTGTTATTGAGAGTTTGAGTATTGTTGAAGAGGTGAAGGTAGGTGAGTTAACTAGTGTATTTAGATCGACAGATAAGTATGTAATTAACGAAACCCGTACTTCAGAAAACTACCTTAATGTTACGGAGCTAGCCCCAGAAAGAGACTGGAAGTCAGGTGATCTTAATCCACAGTCCTTAGGTGTATATGTTGAGGTAGTTAATAACCAAATTATACTAACACCTACACCTAAAGCCTTAGGTAAGGCTGTTGATAGTATAACTGTTACCATTAGCGGGGTGGAGTTAAATAGTAAAGAGGATTATATTGTTGATATTGTTAGGGTAGAAGAGGCTTTATTTAGTAGTCTAGTGGTTAATGGTGATTTAGATAATGAGCAGTTGTTAGATATATTAGATTTTAGCTATAATGTTAATAAATCTAACGGTACAATAACTATAAGTTATAATCATACAGCAGATACTACCG